ATGATTTTAACATCCTTTTGCCTGCGTTGCAACCTAGCAACAACCACGGACTTATCTTTCCCTGCTGTATGTGTTGAACTGCCCTGTTGGTGTTAACAAGTCTGAAGTAATCTGACCATTGTGCATTTTGTTCTGTTGCCCAATCCATCATTGTGGCTATGCTTCTTTGCAGTGCCGCCTCAACAGGTTCAGTCTTGACTGCCTCTATAAGATAGGTTTCATACAAATCATCTCTTGCCCAATGATCTAGTTTTATTTTTGACCGCAGAACAAATTCAATATATTTTTCTGGGTACAAAGGATTGATATGCATGATGTATCTTCCAAACTTGACAAAAGCATTGTAGTATGCACTTTTTACAAATTCGTCATAAGTCTTTGGTTTTGAATTGTGTTGATGTATTTGATAGAATCGTTGGAACACCATAAAAGCATTTACTACCCATTTCTCATCTTTTTGCAGATATCTACGTTTAGGTTCACAGAGGTGTACTTGCAACGTTCTCTCTTTTGCAAAAGTTTTGCCACAGTATGTACATTTATTTGTCGATGCCATGTGCTTCGAATAACTCCTCTAGTTCTTTGTCTGTAATAACTTTATCCAATGTTTCTAGATCAGATTCTTTCCATGTAGGATAAATCTGTTGCAATTTTTTTAAAGTTTTGTTAGGTACCCTTTTCATGGGTTTGATCCATGGATGAAACTGTTGTTGTAATGTGCCACACATTGCCGTCAGTATCCATAATAATTTTTTATGTTTTGAACCTAGCGAGAAGCAGTGTTTGTTTACACATTCATTGACCATTTCCACATAGTGTTCTACAAAGAAAGGGTCCTTTGATGAACAACTTGCTACATATCTCATCAGCATGTATGGAGAATATAATGATTTTTCCTTATCATCTATACGGTCAAAATAGTCTTTGTTTCTGAAGTCAACGGCTTTCAGTCCATTCCTTAAATCAAAAAATTTTCTATTTTTTTCTGCCGGCATATTTTAATCCAAACATTGTGCAGTCTTTTGCTGTAACAAATGTTAATTTTATTTTACTATTCATGTGTTGTAAACCCGAAAGTTTATCATTAAGTTTTGCTTTAGATAGCCAATCAAAAAAATTCATTGCCCATTTGCCATCATCCATCCAGACGGCTATCTTATCCTTGGTAACCATTAATGGCGCATCTATTTTAATTGTTCTTCTACCAGACCGAGCCATAGTCCACCTGTTCGCACTGTCTTGAAATATCCTTAACAAAATATGCACATATTGGTTTTGGGCCATTAGTCAAAGGCACCGCCAACAACTGACCAGATTTGGTTTTTGGAAAGTACCATTTTACTTCGGTGTAGATATCTACAACGTCAATAGGCAAAAAATCTGGTTTAGCACTTGATAACGGATTGAAAGTAAATGCATCGAACCCTCTGTCGTTTAGACTAGTTATAGGTAGCACATGCATTTCAGATTGGCCTGCCTCTCCAATTAACATTTTCCAATCTAAGGGCATTTTAATTCTCTTTTCGCCTATCTGTAAAACTGCCGCAGGTGCATTGAAACTTTCTAGAAATATAAGCGGTATATAAAAGAAATCTGGATTCTCAGGATCTGAGTTATCTAAAACTGCGAATCGCATTTTTTCATCAACCCATTCCGGAATTTTTTCTAATCTATATGTTCTATCTTCTAATGTAAGGATTTGCATAATTTATCTTTTCTATATTATACGGGTAATTGGCCTCTTTGTAAAACTTTTTCCTTGCCCCCAGGTGTCTTTTTGCAAATTTACAAGAACTGGTAATATCCCATATTTGTACACTGTCCTTGTCCTCAGCCTTTCTTATACCTCGTCCTATGCTCTGTATTACTCGCACAAATGATTTGCCTGGTTCTATGAGAACAAGATTAAAAATCCTAGGAATGTTAATGCCAACAGCGGCAACTCCATATGTGGCAATAATAACTTTATTTGTTGCAGTAGATATTTCATCGTATTGTTCCTTTCTATCCATATTTTTAGTTGATCCTGATACAAACACAGAATCTTTAATTTTCTTTTCAAGCATCTCACCTGCGGATATTCGGTCCACAAGTATCAATGTGTTACCAGATGTTGCAATATCTGTAATTGTGTTTGCCACCCAAGACATTCTTGTGTCGTCTGTTGTCAGCCATTTTAATTCTTCTGCATATGTTTTAAACTGTGGATGGTCTTGTGTCTGCAGAACGTTGACATGACAGTTTGCCAATACACCCTTATCTTGTAGTTCGCTTGCCTGTATCCTATTTGACACTTCTCCTATACTGCATTTCAAACCCATAAATTCGTAGTCAGCCTTTGGTACCGTGCCAGTCAGTCCCCAACGTATCCCACAATGTGCAAAAGGCCCTGTCAATAATCTTTTCAACACATCTGCTTTTGCCATGTGTACCTCGTCTATTATTACTGTGTTGATTCCTTGTATTGCTTCCAAGAATTCAGTTGTGTGTTCGTCTTTACTTTTCTTTTCTAGAACATTAAGTGATTGCCATGTTGCTATTGTGTTGAACCTACCCAATTCTTTCCTGTCACCGTAGTACACACCAACATCAAGATTACAAGCAAGGAAGTCTTCTTCAGTTTGTGTAACAAGACTTTTGTTTGGAACTATTGTAAGTGTACGACCATATGGTTCGACCAGTTGGCACAGTGCCGCTGTAATAATGGTCTTACCTGCGCCAGTGGCGATCTCTTGTATGCTTTGTGGATGTTCAATAAATTTGTTTATTGTTTCCACTTGATAATCTCGTAATTGTATTGGCTGTCCTGCCGCGGGATGATTATCTGGCCATGTTATGTGTGACAGATAGTTTTTGTCCACTGCTTTGAATTCATACTCGTGTTTCTCTCTTTGGTCTACTACGTCTATATAGACACCACCCTCATCTAGTATTGGAATAATTTGGTCCACCAAATTAAGATATGTTGTGCCTCCTAATCCAAAGAAAGATACTTTGCCGTCCCATCTGCCTAACTTCACAGCAGGCAAATGTCTTGCATATGGTATTTCGTATTTGAATTTGTTTGATAATCTTTTACGCCATTCGAGAGATAAGTTCTCAAACTTCACATTTACTTCGTCCTTGATTACTAGTTTACAACTGCTCATTATATTTGTACTATCACTTGATCATGCCAATCATAACTGCTCGGCTGATGATCACTATAATACAACTTTTTTGGAAGATTTTCAAGAAGTCTTTTTAGGTTGTCTGTACCTGTGGCATAATAACCACCGCCCAATGCTATCAATGCCGCTTTAGGTTTGATATTACTTTTGATTAATGCTCGTGGTATTCTGTTTCTCACAAAAAGTATTTTGGTATTTTTATCTATAAATTTAAATTGTTTGCTCATTTGATGTAGTTCAAACATGTTTTCAAAGTACTGTCTTGACTTTTGACTGTCAATCAGGTAAGTCCTTTCATTGTGCCTGTCTACATCCTTTCGGTAAATTGGTTCTTTTAAATCAAATCCCCACGAACATTGGTTGAGTATGTCTATTCCATTTCTTTTGAAAACATTAAGCCAATCCCAAAACTCCTCAACTTCTTTTTCTTCTTGCATTTCGCTATGGCATGGCATCAATAATGGAAAGGCATCTAGCTCTATTAGTGCTTGTAGCACAGTTTCTTTTTTGTAAGACTTTGAGTCAATCCATAGTTTATGATAATTGTTGTGTGCTATTTTTTTGGCCACATCGTTGTCTGCATTTACTGATAAATTTTTAGCACTGATTCCAAAGTTTTTTAAATGATCAACCTGTTGTAATACAGGCAATTTTCTAATATTACTCTCCCAATACTCTTTAAGACTTTCCGGTGCATTATCAATTACAATGTTGCCTAACAATAATCTTGCACTAGGTTTTTTGTGATGTTTAATCTCTTTATAAACCTTGTCATAGTCTTGTAGAATACTTTTGTCTAAAAATTCAAAATCATATCTTGCGGCTATCAGTGTGCAATAATATGCAGTCACATCAGAATGTATCAATGTCCATTTTTTGCTATCTCCGTCATACATTGCATATCCATTTGGCATTTGTTTCTTATCTTTCAGAGTACGTATTAGTTGAATTATTTTTTTATTGTATGGAAACTTCATTATGATGTGCTTTACACCCGAATCGTTCGTCCAGGTATCGATCGCTTTTTCAAAATTTATTATCCTAAAGTCGTCGTCATACTTTGGATTATTCAACAGGTCACTGATATCGAGCCCGTGTTTTTGGAATTTTGTAAGGTATCTTTTCAATACCACCAATGCAAGTCGTGCCTGTTTTTCAGTCCATGCGTATTGAGATTCCGCAAGGGATATTACTGTTGATCTGTCCTTTGGATGTGGATTTATCCTAGGCACATTGGGATCACCCCAAAAAAAGTCGTTATATGCTAGTATTTTGAGTGCTTCGTTAATGGTTTTGGGCAAATCTGTGTGCATTTTTTCCATAGTTTTTTAGATAATTATTAGTATATTATAGCATATTTGGTAATATAGTCAACCATGAAAAAGTTTAAAAACAAAAGCGTTAATGTGAGAAAACAACTTAAGGTTAAGTTGGAGAACACTCTGACTAGACATAAAAATATAGTTGGCTTTAGACCTACGGAGCAACAGGCTTACAATTGGTTTAGGTATCTTAACAAGACATTGTTTAATAGTAGATTACCAAGAGTGGAGATTTTTATTCGAAAACTACACAAGGATTGGGGAAGATGTGTTGCTGATTGGGACAACAGAAAGTGTAGAAAAGGCACATTCGACCAAAGGATTATTCCATACAATAAAACTGATGTCTATCATTACATAGAGTTACATTGTAAATTTCCTACATGGAAGGATTTTATTGAAACACTTGCACACGAAATGGTGCATCTGTATCAGATGTCTTGGTTGAGAGATCCATATTCAAATCACAATGCTAACTTTTTTGCCTGGAAAGGCAAATTCAAACTTGCAGGTTTGAACCTATCTAGGTGCTAATTATTTTTTCAAACTCCGCATAAGTTATAACTTTACTATTGCCAAGGTCAGTTCCTGTTTGGAAATAATTCATGTATTCTGGTGGATTGTCATGCACCACTGTATAGTTTACATAAGGTCTCATCTTCAGCATGTCTCTAAACTGTTTTAACCAACCATCGTATATTGTGTCGGCATTTCGTGGACCATAATTTGTTGTGTCTTGATAAATGTTGTTTAATTTTCCTTTGCCATAATCTCTAAAATCAAAGCCAAGCAAATATATATTTTTGTGTCCATGCACCCCAGCAGTCCAAAATGCGACGTTTCCTGATATCCAATGCGGATTGTTTGGAATTAAATGTAACAAGGGTGGGCCTCCCCTAGGATGTCTGTTTACTTCTAGCGACGGTGCGTAGTGTATGCACATGTCATAAACTTTGTCGGAGACCATTTTGTGTGTCATTCTTCCGTCAACACTGAAAATAAAATCTGGAATGAAGTCACGATACAAGGCGTTACATCCGTAAGTTTGTCCAGTGCTTTTAAGTTTGTTTAGGTCAAAGTCTTTTCTAGATGGTCCGTTTCCTATGCAATAGGCATTACCTTCTGGCACCGCTTTTACTCTATCCTCATAGAAAGCAGTTTCCTGTATCTTTTCACCTTTACGTATTATTAGGTTAGTGTTGACAGTTTCCCCTTCGTACGGTTTCCATTCAATTTCTGTTATTGTATTCATAGATATTTTTTTAATCTGTTTCTAATTCTACTCCATGGTAATCCTTTTTCTATCTCATCTTGGAACCATTCAGTGTATGATAACTTGTTTGCCCACTCTTGTCTATCTGGCATTTTAGGATTATTGATCTGCGTAAGAGAATGATTACCAACATCATAGCATAGGCTGTCTTCGGATACAAACACAGGTATGCCGTTTATTACAGCCTCCATTGCAGGATTAGAACTATGATTTACTACTGCCCAAGCGTTTTTCAGTGTATCTTTAAAGTTTGTATCGTCTATTGTATTCCTATCCATTATAGGACGAGCCATACTTACATTTTTATACTTTGTCAGATCAAAACCAACAGGATTTCTAGGATGAGGTCTAACCTGTATTGGTCTTGTTGTGTGTTTTCTAATTTCATTTATTTGCTGTTCAAACCAAACGTTCATGCTAGGCATACCGTTCCATTGTTCAGAGGCATCGTGTTGTCCTAATATGATTATGTTATCGCCTGTCTGTTTCCATGGTTGCAGAGTATAATTGAACAGCGGCCATCTTACGTTGTCCACATCTTGATTGGCAAAATCCGCTTTCCTGTTTACTCCGTTAATTGCAATCTTAAAACTTTTGTTTCTTCTCAGTCCGCCCACTTCTAGTACTATCACTGGCTTATTTGCTTGTCTGTATCTTTCCCAAATCTTTTTGTAGTTTCGCATTCTGCCTTGCCAGAGCACACTCCATATCACTGCCACATCAGCATCACTTGATGCATTAAGTATGACGTCGTCACCTGCATCTTGTAGACTTGTGATGAATGCTTTAAATATTGCCTTTGAATTCAACGGTCCGTGCTGTGTCCAAACTTCTACCTTCATTTTAACGAGGGTGGCACTTTCTTCCAATAGTCAACTGCAAAAATATCTGCAGGAGCATTTGGATTGGCTTTAAGATCGTTTTTAGCAGATGTGCCTATTTTTTTTCTTTTGCCTTTCATGTGATCCATGTATAGGCCCAATTCACTGTTCACAAAAACGTGATGTCCCCTAACCCCTTTCCAGTATCCTATGTCATTTACTGTTACACTTTTTTCTTTTCTGTATATTTTTGACAGGTGCCAAAACACAAAACTGTCATGCCATTCAAGTAACTTGAATACGTTATCAGTGACATAAAGTTGTTCCCAATCATTTATAAAGTTTTGTATTTCAGGATGTTTCATGTTGTATCCTACGAATCCACACTCAGGATATTTTCCTCCATCATTTAGGTTGGGATTTTCCCTTCCGAGGTATGTCAACATGGTATCTTCTGGAAGTAGCCCTTCAAAAAAACTTAACGGTATTGGTCTAAATGAAAATGTGTCTCCGTCTATCCAAACAACGTAGTCATATTCTTTTGAATTACGAACGCCATTAACAACACAAAATACTTTGTTTGCAAATCGTACTGCCGCCCAAAGGTATGATCCTTTAGTTGCATCTTTGCCGCCTTTTGTTTTGAGTGCCGCTGGACGTCTCACACCCCCTTCTATCTCGTTAAGTTCGCCGTTTGCAACAGGATCGTTTTTATGTTTATTTTTGAATTTGAATAATTCAGGTTCAGCAGTATTAAGATCTATCCATTGTATCCTGTCATATTTGCATTCAGGTTTTGGTTCCTCTGCATATACCACTATATCGACTTCTTTTGGGAATTGCTTTGCCATCGACTCTATCCCTTTTTTGCCGTACTGTTCCCAGGTGCCAGGTTTATATGATGTGATAACTTTTATCTTCATGGTCAAATATTTACTTTACCTTGTCATGTTGTATTTTTTAATCCAGTCACTAACAATCCATGCAGGTATCAGTGCCTTGCCTGCTTTCTGACTGGCTTTGTAAACATTAAGTTTAGATGCTGTGCCTGTGCGTTCTTTATAAAAATTGTTTAGTTTTGAACTGGTGCTTTTTGTAAGCCAATGTCCAACCGGCACTGTCCATCCTGTTTTAACTTTGGTTAAAATTTCTTTAGGCAAAATTCCTGCATACGCCTGTTTAATTAGAATTTTTGTATCATTTTTATCTGCACCCATTTTTTTATCTGTGTGTATACTCATACAGTATCTCATAAAAGTTTTAGTTGCTAACGGAAAACGTCCTTCCATACTATAAGCCATCCCGTATTTGTCATTTCTATTAAACATTTCTTCTGGTACCTGAGCAACACAGTCAAGAGCCATGTACGAGCCAATTGGATCGTTTGGGTTCCATAATTGTCCTGTGTAACATTTTTTAAATTCTTTCAATAGGATGTCATCGCTCACAGGATTATCTGTAAGCATCAATGGACGTTTGATCCTGCGTAACCAAAGTTTAAGCACGTCATCCCAACTTTCTATTTTTGTTTTTCCTATCTGTTTTTCTAACCATTCGGGATTTTTCATTTTCCAGTATTTTGGATATCCTGCTAGGATTTCATCGCCCATGTCTCCAGCGAGTGTAACAATTATTCCATTATTTGATAGGAACTTGTTTGTGTAACAGTACATAGACATGCTTGGATTGTACACAGGTTGCTCCATGTAGTATATGCTGTCATCCCAACAGTCTATAAATTCCTCTGGTGTTATTACAACTTCTGCATGGTTGAAATTATTTTGTTCGGCTAATATTTTTGCACAATTGGCGTCGCTGTTATAGTCCTCGTCTGCTTGAACATTTGGATTCATTCTATTTGTGAATGTATTTGCTTCACCTTTTATTTGCTTTAGTTCGTATGCAACTAGACTAGAATCCAATCCACCACTCAAGAATACGCCAATCTTTCTTCGCCCTATCGAACACATTTCTACTGTCTTGTGTGCCATTGTTCTAAATTCTTTCTGGTCAAAGTTTTTGGTGCTTGTTGGTGCAATATACACTCTATGTGTGTTTATTATTTTCTTGTTGGCCATGTCATACACTATTGTCTCACCTGCTAACAATTTTTTTATGCCTGTGAAAAAAGTATTACGCAAAGCATTGATGCCTGTCCTTGCCATGAAACTGACTGCCAGGTTATCCATTTTTCTACTCCCCGGCACTTTGTCCAGCATGCCTTTAAGTTCAGAACCAAATACCAATCCTTCATTAATCTCTGCATAGAATAATGGTTTAATACCAGCATGATCGCGAGATAGCCAAAGTTGTTGTTCGTCCTTGCGGTAGTAGGCAAAGCCATGCATGGAGTCTATCTCATCTATAAAGTCTAGTCCAAATTCGTCTAGTCCCCAGGCTAGCAATTCTGTATCACAGCCAGTGATGCCTGCAAATCCTTTACCGTTGTATTTTTGTTTAAGTTCGTAGTAGTTGAATATCTCACCGTTGTAAACAAGTGTGTTGCCTTTGGGTGTCTTCCATGGCTGTATAGACAGTTGTGGATTTGCCATAATGCTCAAAAGATTGTGTCCCAGAGTTAATTTATGATCTGGATCCCACCAAACCTTATTGCCGTCGGGCCCTCTGTGTTCACATGTCTTGATATACTGTTGCACAAATTCTGGATCGTGTTCGGTTATACCGTAAATGCCACACATTATAATCCCAACTTGTTTTTGAAACGCTTGAATACTACACCATCACGTATTTCTTTTTCAGTCCATTGTTTGTAACCTATGTCATGAACCCATTGTGTCCTATCTGGACGTTCGGGTGTTTCTATATTGTTTAAATCTTTATTTGCTACTGGCCAACAAAGTGCAAGATCTGAGGTAACAAAGGTAGGGATTCCACGAACGCAAGAGTCGATACTGGCAGTAGAATTGTGAGTAATAACAGCATGACAATTATTTAATGCATCTTGAAAATTGAATCTGTAGTACTTTTTCTCATCTCCTGCAAAAAACTTTTTTCCTATTTTAACATCTACATCTTCCGGAAATTCATTTAATCTTTCTTCTATGTGTGCAATGTGATTAGGATGTGGCCGCACAACAAACTTCCTATCAGTTATTGGCCTAATTTTCTCATACACATCGTTGAACCATTTTATAGGATCTAATTCGTTCATACTCCAGTTGTCTTTAGGTTGCAATACAAATAAAATTGGGTCATCTTGATTAGATTTTCTCCATGGCTCATATTTTATATTCCATATTTTTTTCATGTGTTCCCATCTGTCTGGAGGACTGTTGTCACTTAAAAAATTTCCGTTATTCATTGGAGAATAAAGTGATACACGCCAGTGATGGTTAGAATCTGTAATTGTGTTTCCAAAACTAGATAATATGCCGCCGTCAAATGTTATAATGTATATTCCTTTTTTCTTTGCACGTTCGACTAGATCTCGCCTACGCCCTTTTGTGTGATGCATTTGATTTGACCCACCATAGCCAAACATACAACCAATTTTTGCTGTTGGCTCCATTTCGTTTTTTTGCCATTGTCCGGTCATGGTTTCATTTACAATAATTGGGTTGTCACCACATGCACGTATCCCTTCGGCCATGTGTTGAAGCAGATCCCAACTGGCACCTCGTCTACGATCTTTTACTGTTCTTCTGAATATTTCAACGTCCATCTAGTATACTTAATGCATATCCGTTTCGGTACTCTTCCTGAGTGAATTGTCCATATGCTAGGCTGTTAAAGATAGGTTCTCTATCTCCATACATTGGGTTTTCAATTTTACTAAAATCTTTTTCACAAATTGGTGCACATGGATTTTCAAAATTACTGAAACAGGGCACGCCATTGTGCAACGCCTTAATGGTTATACTGCTGTTGAAAGTAACAACTGCATGAACCCGATCCCATTCAAATGGTTTTTGTGGTTGCTTGTTTTCACTTGGTCCCGGCATCATTTTTCCTTCAGCATCAAAAAAACTTTTAGGATTGTAAGGCTTTTCTCGCACAATTATTTCTCTGTCTGTGTTTTCTTTGAGTATTTTTAGTGTGTTGTCCAACCAATCAAGTGCATTAAAATGTAAAGACATACTGTGGCTAGGCGGAACAACTAAAATGTATTTGCCGTTTTTATGATAAGGTTTGAGTGCATCACCTTTGTAGTATTTCTTATACCGGTCATCTGGTCTGTACTCGTGTGTAGTTTTTACGTGTTCGTTTTTTACACATCTCATCCAGTATGGAGTTCCTCTGCTTTCTCCCCAGTAAGGTCTATCTATGTAATAAAAATCTTTATTATTTTGCTGAGCCCATTTATAAACAAGATTTGTACCTCGCAGTACTCCCATAAAACAAACTTTGTTACAGTCATTTGAATTAATAACTGTTTGATGATCGGAAATTTTTGCATTTGCCCCTCTGGCAAAAGCATCTATATATTTTTCAGTCCTGAGTCTGCCTGTGGTAATGCAATAAAACATACTTAATTTTACTATAACTTATTCCAAATGTCGAACTAAATCTGCTACGTCAACCTCAAAATCTATGAGATCATTTAGTCGTTTGACATTTTTTGGTTTGTTGCCGATGTGTGCGATAGGTACAGTCTTTGCAAGATACAGTTCATGATTTAGAGCCAACGTATTTGATAGCAAAGGATAAACTTTTTTATGTAGCATATTAGGATCCTGTATTTCTATCACCTTGGTATCTGCTTCACACCATAATAAATTTGTTAGTCCAGCACCATGAGGTGCAACCACATGACTTGCTTCTGCAAAACATTTTACTTGTTCTCTTATCGACATATCTTCTAATACAACTGTTTCCCAACCTTTTAATGCCATCAACATTTTTTCTGCATTCAATAATCTTCTAGTCGTTGCTTTTTTTCTTGATACATATATTTTTCTATTTTTGCAAGGTCCTATGCCTAAAACATTTTTCAATACACGTAGCCATGGTCCGAGTGCAGGAGTGATAACGCCGTCATCATGATTGCTTAGACTTGGCACTATTAGGTGTTGGAACTGCCATGTTTCATTATTCGGTACAACCATGTATTTCAGATCAGGAAAAAACTCCTTTGCTATTTTGTCAAAGTAAGGACTTGGATTAGAAAGTATAAAACAGTATTTCGTGAACAGAGTTGACCATCTTTTCTCAACCAATCTAAATTTTGACACAACATCTATCCATATGTGCCATGGGTTGTTTGCACTCTCTTTGTCAATGGGTAGCCATACATAGGTGTATGTTTCATTGAACCTCTTCGTAACCTCCGGCAATCTTACGTCAATCTTGTCGCCCCACTTATCCCATAGATTGTGTGTCTTGTTTGGTTTATGTTTACTTTTATGTGTTAGATTCCATATGTTGTGTGTGATAAGATGATTTTCATTCGTAACCAACAGAGGACATGAATGCACCTTGCAGTCGAAAAACTCTGCCATAAATGTTGGCAATGACTTGTATTCGGACTTGGCACTTGGATGGTAATTTACATGATAATCAAATCCGGAATCAATTGTAGTAAATCTGTTTGTAAAATACTGTAACTCGTCTATGTTTTTGACTGTTGGCATAAGGGTATAATTAGTATATAATTATCGCATGACTATTTCCGGAGTGTTTATAAACGGTTGTTCCTTTCTCACACCAAGACCTAAAGATGGTGTTGATACCCATACAGGTATTGAACTTGCCAAACTTTTAGAGACCAAAGTTACCAGCAGTATTGCCATGGGAGGAAGAGGAAACGACAGGATAAGTTTTACTACAAAACTTTGGTATGGTAAAAATAGCAAAGATACTTTTGCTGTCATAGGATGGTCAAGCACACATAGGCATGATTATCTTACCAATGATGGTTGGAAGAAAGGACGTTTTACCGGACTAGAGTCAACATGGAGATCTTGGAAGACTGCTGACAACTTAAAATTTATAGACAGGCAACTTGGTTGGGACATTGATCAGCAAGGTGAGATGCGTTACATAGATCATGTCATTGACTTGCAAAATTTTTTTAAGTTGCACAGAATACCTTACGTGATGTACAACAGCCTGCCTAACAAGTTAACAAACAAAAATAAAGATTTAATTGAAATGGCTTCATACATTGACAAACGTAGATTTTTTGAATTAGAATCAAGTCATTACGAATTCGTAATGGACAAAAAAGAAATTGTAAGTCCAAATGATCCTCATCCATCTACCGAAGGGCATGTTAAGTGGGCACAAAAGATAAAGGAGTTTATTGATGCTAACAATTTACGCACCAGCGAATAAAAATAGCAAAGCATGGGAAGTGTTTACTGGTGTGCAGAAATCTTGGCCAGAACAAGTACAAGTGCTAGACAATCAGCGTCAGAATAATCCGCAACCTAACGCAATGTTTTGGGGATTTGTAAACAATAATTTAGAAATGATTAAGAAATTAGAGTCAAGAAAACATAACTTTTGGTTTGCTGACACTCCTTATTTTGGTAGATTTGATAACAATAATCTAAAACCAGATAATCATTATTGGCGTCTATGCAAGAATCAAATACACGCAAAATTTATAAAAGATTGTAAAGCAGATAGATTTGAAAAATTTGGAATGCAAATAAAAGCACCAACGTTAAAAGGCTCACACATTTTAGTGTGTCCTAGTTCCCCAGGGATTCACAATTATCTCGAGAACCCTAAATGGACTGAAGACACCATAGAAAGATTGAAAAGGGTCACAGACAGACCAATAAGACTCCGACACAAACCTAGGGGTAGGGGTACGTCAGGACCAAGCGAGGCAAAGGTACCCCTATCTGAAGACCTAAAAGACGCATGGGCCTGTGTGACTAGTTGTAGTATAAGTGCTGTTGAGGCCGTTTGTATGGGAGTTCCTGTTTTTTGCGATAAGAAAAGTTTTGCAGAACCTATGGGCAATTTGCATATTGAGGACATCGAAGATCCTTATTACGCAGGTCCGGAACCATGGTTGTATAGCCTTGCATACCAACAATTTACACCCGATGAACTTGGCAATGGGACAGCAGTCGAAATATTAATGGATAAGGGAATACTGTGAAAATAGAAAAAGTCAATAAATTTTGGGTGCCTAAAAATGATTTGCATTTTGAGGAATGGAAAGCAGGAAAATCATTTACACAAAACAAATGTTTACTTAAATTTATAGACTACTGTGAGAAAAAAAATAAAAAATTTAATCACGTTTTAGACATAGGCGCATGGGTAGGCACATGGAGCGTGGCAATGAACAAGTATTGTGGTAGAGTAGTGGCATTTGAACCAGACGCCTTACACTATGAATGTTTAGTAAAAAATGTGCCGGAAAATATAGAAACACATCAGTTGGCTGTGGGACAAGAGAAAAAAACAATTTCGTTATCTCAAGACAATTTTACTCAAAGTAAACGTGTGATAGGTGAAGGGTCTATACCAATGGTTACAGTTGATAGTCTTGAAATAGACGACATAGATCTTATTAAAATAGATGTTGAAGGATATGAAATGGAAGTGCTCAAGGGAGCAGTTGAAACTTTAAAAACGTGTCAGTACATCATGATAGAATTAAACAATAACACTAAAAAATATGGCAGTAGCAATAAACAAATTGAAAAATACTTGAGACAGGAAGGCTACAAAGTGCTTTTAGATCATTGGCCTGACAAAGTTTTCTACCGTCCATAAAACACATTAAATATTTCATATGAAAATCTTTATTACAGGCGTGGCCGGATTCTTAGGATCACATCTAGCAGATTTAATGATATCACAAGGACACACAGTTGCTGGTAATGATAACATGATAGGCGGATACACCGACAACGTGCCACAGGACGTAGAGTTCCATCAAGTGGATTGTTGTGATTTAGAAAATTTAACCAAAGCAATGCAAGGGTGTGATATTGTGTACCATACTGCCGCAACGGCATATGAAGGACTGTCTGTATTTTCTCCTGTGCTAGTAACGAGAAATATATTTGAAGCCTCAGTGACAACCATTACAGCCGCAATAAGGAACAAAGTAAAGCGTATTGTGTATTGTTCAAGCATGGCAAGGTACGGCCATCATGACGAAGTACCATACAAGGAGACTTACGAATGTCGTCCTCAAGATCCATATGGCATCGCAAAGAAGGCCGGAGAAGATGTACTTAGAAATTTATGTGAAACGCACGGAGTTGAGTATGTGATTGCTGTGCCACACAACATAGTTGGCCCGAGACAGAAGTATGATGATCCTTTTAGAAACGTTATGTCAATTATGCTAAACAGAATGTTACAAGGTAAGCAACCTATTATATACGGAGATGGAGAACAAAAAAGATGTTTTAGTTATATAGATGATTGTTTGTATTGTCTTAATGCACTTGCTTTCAACGACAACGTTGTCGGGGAAGTAATTAATATTGGCCCGGACGAAGAGCCAGTAACTATAAATGAATTGGCAGAAGCCTGTGCAAATGAAACCGGCGTAAATCTTAAGCCAATACATCATAAGGACAGACCCAAGGAAGTAAAACTCGCAACGTGTTCATCGGACAAAGCACGTGAGTTGTTGGATTACAAAACGTCAACAAATATGCGACAATCTGTCAAGAAAACTGCTGAATATATTAGAACTAGAGGCACAAAAAAATTCCAATATCATTTGCCTTTAGAAATTGTAAATGAACACACGCCAGAAACTTGGAAGAATAAATTGATATGATTTCTTTTTGTTGCCCGTCTAGAGGCAGACCCGAACTTGCAAAAAGATTAGTCGACACTGCCACTGCAAACCAAAAAGGTGATACAGAATTTTTATTCTATCTCAACGACGATGACGCAAGACTAGAAGAATATAAAGATTTATTAAATGAAAAATATTATACAATAGGACCAAATCAATCAACTTGTTACAGTTGGAATCTTATGTCCGAGAAAGCAACCAATGATATTGTCATGCTGATGGGCGATGATGTGCAAGTGCAAACACAGAACTGGGATCAGTTGATTGCAGATGAATTTGATAGATACGAGGATAAAATTCTTATGGTGGTGCCAAGTGATGGTAGAAGGAAAGGAAATAAAAATTCAGGAGATAAAACAAAACTTTGGCCTGACGAACCACTACCAGCGGCACACTTTGCTGTACATAAACATTGGACCAATACGTTAGGATATCTAGCACCTCCTTTTTTTTGGCATTGGCATGTAGACACTTATACACAAAAAGTTGCCCGGAAGTTAGGTCGATGCCTTTATTTGCCAACAGTAACATTCAAAGCAAAAAAAATTATTAATGACAACGCTGGCAAACAAATACGAAAAAATTTTAATATTAATTACAGAGATAATTTTGTTTGGACAAAGGTACGAGACAGACATCTGAATTCAGACGTAAATCTTCTAAAATCAAAAATGAATTAGCCGTGATAGAATGTGTACTTGTTCGGCTTCATGATAAACAAGTTGAAAGTAATTCTGTTTGATGCTTGATCGCTCTCGTACGAGTGCCAAGTTTTACCATTTTCACCACAAAATATGAAAGTACTGTTTGGCTTCCATTTTGCTTCTTTCACAAAACTTTCTGCTTTTTCTCGTGTGTACATTTTGGTACCAACATTTTTTTCTGGTGTAACATAAGTTACAGCACTCCAAATTTTGTCTCCCGTTTCTTGATGGATATGAAATTTATAAGGTAATGGAGGAGTGATTGATATGTGTGCATTCACTCCAAGTTTACTGAACCATCTGTGCCTAGGATTTATTTTCATGCATAAATCTTTGGCCTTAGGTAAAATTGTTTTTGCTATATCTTCTACTTCGTTGTAAAGATTTATGTTAAATTTGTCAAAGTCTTTTGGATATACATGAAAAGGAACAGGGCCATCGTACGATGTATTTTTTTTATCGCCTGTGCGAAAGCCATCAAAATCTAATAGATGATGACAACTTTCATTAAATTTTGCAAAAAAATCTTCTGGAAAAGAATCCTCTATCTCTTGATACGGCCATGGTTCCATACCAGTATCTGTTGATAAACATTTGTTTACAAAGTGTTCACCGATCATTGTAAACTTCCTATTCTATCAATTGTATTTTTTTGTTCTGCCTGTAGTCTTGCTTCCATGGCACCTGTCCATTTACCATTGAACTTGGCCCTTGAACACGTGTTACATATCAAGTTTTTCTTTGCTTCGGAATATTTTTTATCGTAAATTAATTTATGTTCTTTTTGCATAATTTTCCATGCTCCCTCGATTCCAATTTCAAAAATGTTTCCGTAGTTTGTCTTTCCTTCCGCATCGTCACAACATAAAACCGCTTGTCCATTTACCAACACTTCCATTTTTCTGAGTATACGCCCCGATCCCATTGCACATCCTTGCATGTAGTTGTTTGCGTCAATTACAGCGTTATAGGGTTTGGTCCAGTCGCCGTCACCATCTCCCATTCTGTTTTCAACCCAATTTCTTTTTGACTTAACTCTACCCAGTATAGCATTTTGATATTCACCAATAGTCGAAACGCTGGCAACGGATGATTGATTTTTATGTTTGACACCAATTGCAATTCTTTTAGACAGTTCAGGGTAGTTTTCTTTTACAAAATGTAAACTTTTAAGTGTTTTGTCTTTTTTGATCTTCATGAACTCCCATAGTTCTTCTGCGGTGTGTCCGATCACACTCATATGAACGTTGCCTATTAGATGTATATATTTGTTTAAAATCTCGCACTGTTTTGGAGTAAACGAGACACCATTGGTACAAAGACCAACTTTAATTTTATAATGATCGCACAGTTCCATGATGTATTCTAGATTGGGTTGGACCAGTGGATCACTGTATCTCCATGGGCTCACAGCACAGGTGTAATCCTTTACCTTATACTTTTTGATAAGTGATCCATAATCGTGCAACAGCGTACCCAATTGTTCTTTGGTCATAAGTTTGCCGTGATATGTTTTATCTTCACTTAACGTGGTATATGGACAACAATAGCATTTTGCGTTACACAAGTTGATTGGTTCGAATGCTATTGATGTAGGTAACG